TGACATCACTAGCGATTACTTTTGGAAAAGCGCTGTAGCACCTAGCAATCCTGCACTTGGTTACATAATTACAAAAGAATCGATTGAAGAAGCAATAGCGACAAACCCAATCGAGCAGACAAGAACAGAAACGCTGTGCCAATGGATTGACTCATTGCAATCGCCCTGGCCGCATGGAGTCTTGGAAGAAACTTCGGATAACACTCTCGAAATGGCTGTGGGCGCTTATACAATCTTTGCATTCGATGTTAGCCCGTCAAGGCGTAACGGATCGCTGGTAGCAGGTCAATTATTGCCAGATGGTCGAATCGGTATAGGAATCTTAGAAACCTATAGCTCACAGATGGCAATCGATGAATTAAAGATGGCAGCCAGCATTAAAGCCTGGTGCGACATCTATAAACCTCGATTAGTCTGCTTTGACAAATACGCCACACAGACGATTGCAGACAGGTTATCTCAGGCTGGTGTAATGACAGAGGATGTATCGGGTCAGCAGTTCTACAAAGCCTGTGGTGACTTATTAGAAGGCTTAGTCAATCATCGAGTGGTTCACAATGGACAGGCAGAATTGATCCAGCAGATGAATAACTGCGCAGCTAAGGTCAATGACTCAGCATGGCGAATTATTAAGAGAAAATCTGCTGGAGACATCTCAGCACCTATTGGCTTGGCAATGGTTGTATCAAAGCTGATGCTTCCTGCTCCAAAGCCACAAATTATTGCCTAGACACAAAGTACATAAATTGTCAAGAATTAGACAAAGTATGGTAAGATGTCTACATGGGTCGCTTACTGCAAACATTCGGACTACAACCTAAACCTTTACTCGAAGCACAGTCAGCACCCCAAGTTTTAGGTGAGTATTCGCCTTATGCAATGCCGTTTCAATACGCGTATGTATCACGCACAGAAGCAATCTCAGTTCCTGCATTACAACGCTGCCGCAATCTTCTCGCTGGCACAATCGGCGCAATTCCTTTAGAGCTTTATCGCAAATCTACAAATGAAGAAATTGCTCCACCTGTATGGATGGAACAACCTTCATATTCACAGCCACGATCAGTAACTATTGCTTGGACTGTTGATTCATTATTGTTTTACGGACAAGCCTTTTGGAAATGCGTGGAGGTTTATAACGAAGATTCGCGCCCGAGTAGGTTTGAATGGATTGCTAACTCTCGCGTAACTGCAACACTTGATTCTACAAACACTTATGTCAAATCTTATGCAGTAGATGGCATTACATTGCCAATGGACGGATTAGGTTCGTTAATTACATTTCAATCATTAGGAGATGGCATTCTCAACAGCGGAGTTCAAACAATTCGCGCTGCTATCGATGTCCAGAAAGCCGCAGCTATTGCAGCAGGCACTCCAATGGCTACTGGCTACATCAAGAACAACGGTGCAGACCTTGATCCTAAAGAAGTACAAGGATTACTTAACGCATGGAAGAACGCTCGCAATAATCGTTCAACTGCTTACTTGACATCTACTCTTGAATACACACCAGTTGCATTCTCACCAAAAGAAATGATGTACAACGAGGCGATTCAGAATCTTGCTACAGAGATTGCTCGCCTTTGCAATGTACCTGCTTATTATGTTTCAGCAGACATGAACAACTCAATGACTTATGCAAATGTTCAAGATGAGCGCAAGCAATTCTTGGCATTATCTTTACAGCCATTTATCACAGCTATTGAAGATCGTCTATCAATGGATGATATTACGCCACGCGGTCATGTGGTCAAGTTCGACATTGATAAGAACTTCCTACGCACAGACCCATTGCAGGAACTTGCAGTAATTGAAAAATTGCTATCGCTCGGACTCGTCACAACAGAGCAAGCGATGGAAATGACAGACCTATCACCTAACGGAAGCAACGGTATGGCATGACACAAATCGTAACCCTTACGGCTGAACTTACAGCGGATGCGGCTAGCCGCACCATCTCCGGCAAAATTGTGCCGTTGAATGTAGAAGCAGGTTCAACTAATTACGGCAAAGTAATCTTCGAGTCTGGATCAATCGAGATTTCTGATCCTAAGTCAATCAAACTTTTAAGCCAGCACGACATCAAGAAGCCTTTAGGCAAAGCCGTCAGCTTCTCAGAGTCAGAAAACTCAATCGATGCTGTGTTCTCAATTAGCCGTTCACAACGCGGCACAGAAGCACTAATCCTTGCAGAAGAAGGATTGCAGTCCGGGCTGAGTATTGGTGCAGAAGTTCTCAAATCAAAGATTAAGGACGGCGTGACTTATGTATCCGCTGCTCGCTTAGTCGAAGTAAGTTTAGTAACAGAGCCAGCATTTAAGTCTGCTCAAGTTACTGATATTGCAGCAGAAGAAGCCGAGAAGGTAGAAGAAGCTGTATCCGAAACCCAACCAACAGAAAGCGAGATAGCCAACGTGGAAAATACCACTCCAGCCGTCGAAGCAACACCAGTTGAAGCACCGGCGGTAGAAGCTGCTCGCCCAACTGTCACAGCAATGGCTTACACAAAGCCACGCATTGAAATCACAGCAGCAAAGTATGCTGAACAAACAATCCGCGCAGCACTAGGTGATGAGTCAGCTCGTCAATACCTACGCGCAGCAGATGACACAACAGACAACGCTGGTCTTGTACCAACACGTCAGTTGCAAGAAATCATCAACCCACTTGGAACAACAATCCGTCCATCAATCGAAGCAATCTCAAGCGGAGTTCTTCCAGATGCAGGTATGACATTCGAGATTCCAAAGATCACAGCAATGCCAACAGTTGCACTAACAGCTGAAAACGCAGCATTCTCTGACACAGATCAAACATCTGCATTCTTGTCAGTAGATGTGAAGAAGTACGCTGGACAACAGACATTCTCTGTTGAACTTCTAGATCGTACATCTCCAGCATTCTTTGATGAACTCGTCCGCAACATGGGCGCAGCTTACGCAAAGGCAACAGATGCAGCAGTAAACGCGGCACTCATTGCAGGCGCAACAGCAGATGCAACAACAACAGTAACCTACCCAACAGCTTCAGAACTTCTTGGAATTGTTGCTCGTGGTTCAGCATCTGTCTACAACGCAACACTTGGACTTCCAAACCCATTCGCTCGCAACATGATTGTAAACACATCACAATGGTCAAACATCATGACTCTTAACGACAATGGTCGTCCAATCTACACAGCAACAAACCCAATGAACGCAGGCGGAGCAGTAACTCCAACAGCACTTCAAGGAAACGTTGCAGGATTGAACTTGTACGTTACTCCAAACACAGCATCAGGAACAGACACAGACGGTTCAATCCTCATCGTGAACCCAGATGCTTACACATGGTACGAGTCACCAACATACCGCCTACGCGCAGAATCAACAGCAGCAGGTTCAGTAACTATCGGCTACTACGGTTTTGGCGCAATCGCGACAAAGGTCGGCGCTGGTGCGTTCAAGAACAACAAGGCGTAAGTAACACCCTAAGTCGCTGGGAGCGGGGCGCAGCCCTTGCTCCACTCCCAGTCTTTAGAAAGGATATGAAATGGCACTAACCACAGTCGCAGAGCTTCGATCAGCGCTCGGTGTCGGTTCTTTATATCCTGATGCAACTTTGCAAGAAGTCTGCGATGCAGCAGATGCAGTTATTCTGCCAATGCTTTGGTCAAATGTTTATTTCAATGTGGCACACAGCAACACAACCACAGTAGGCACTCTTTACTTTGAGCAGGCTGTTAAAGATTTATTTTATGTCGGCCAGACAGTAGTTGTAACAAACAATGAAGCTCATCTCAATGGCTCAAAAACCATTACAAGTGTCGGCGATTACACAATTAGTTTTAGCATCAACGGCTCACCAACAGCGCGACCACGCCACGAAGTAAATCCTTACGGCACAGTAACTGCTAGCACAACAACAGACTGGACAGCCGATAAGGCAGTTCAACAAGCTGCGCTCATGATTAGCGTAGACATTTGGCAGGCTCGCCAGGTTAGTTCTACAGGCGGCGTTTCTCCGGACTTTACTCCTAGCCCTTATCGCATGGGCAACACTCTATTGGCTCGCGTTCGTGGACTTATCGCTCACGCGCTTAGCCCTAATTCGATGGTCGGATAATGCCAGTTGCTCTCACTACTCTTAGAACCACGATTGCGACTGCTTTAGTCGATAACACTAAGTGGCAGACATTTGCATTCCCACCAGCCACAGTTCTCGCTAACTCAGTAATTGTTAGCCCTAGTGATCCATATTTAGAGCCAAATAACAATCAACACAACACGATTGCTCCAACTGCTAATTTTAAGATAATCATTACTGTGCCTTTGTTCGATAATGAAGGCAACCTCAATGGAATTGAAGATGCCCTTGTGGGTGTGTTCAACAAACTCGCAGCATCCTCATTGACCTATAATGTGGGAGCAGTAAGCCAACCAAGCGTTCTAAACGCCCAATCTGGCGACCTGCTTACTTGCGAGATGTCACTATCCGTTCTAACTACCAGAAGCTTGGTTATTGACAATGCCCTGAGTAATGGCAGATACCAAATCGCGCTCTGTGCTAACTGATCCTTGAACATTTACGCTGACAATGTAATTAGCCGCGCCCTGTGCTGCGTAAC